GCGTACACACTTTCATCCAGACATTTGGGTTGCAGCATGCGAAAAACAAATCATACAAACAGATAAAAATGTTGTTATTAGTGATTGTAGATTTTTTAACGAACTACAGGCTATTAAAAACTTAGGTGGACGAACAGCAGTTGTATGGAGACATGAACAACCAGAATGGTGGAACATTGCTTCCACAATGAATATAGCTCAAGCATCTGGCAAACGAACACATCTTGTAGACGGAATGTCTGGTACATATAAAGATGTACACAAAAGCGAATATAGTTGGGCAGGATGGGATTTTGATGTAGAACTTTTAAACTCATCTACACTCGAAGAACTTAAACAACATACTATAACTAAACTTCTATAGACTATAAATACATGCTACACAAGGAGTAATGTATATGTTTGATGAGGAATGGTGGCAATCAAAAAATGAATCAAAAGAATTAACACTAGGTTGGTTGTATAACAACGACATTAAAGATGATTTTGCAAAAGGTTATACAAAAAATTTAACTGACTATTGGTCAGTTGAGATGTCTTTGTTTTTACCAGAATTTTTTGCCGATGATACTATAACTGGATTATTAAAACAAGCACACGATAACGGCTTTGAAAAAATAATTGTTTTTAAACAAGGATGCTTTCCCTTTGGTGGCGAGTTTCAAAACGAATTCAAAAAATGTTATATAGGTAACCCAGACGCTAAGTTTATTGGTCACATACTAGATAGAGAAAAGCGTTATTATGAAATTCATCCTCAAACATTTTTAATAGATCTTAATTGGTGGGCATCTGTAGGATTTCCCGAATGGGGAGATTATGTATGGGATAATGAACCATACCAAGAAATAGAACCAGTACGCAGTGAAGAAAATCACCATGATCAGTATACGCCTCATTGGGTTGCACCTGGCAAAAAATTAAAAACATATGTGGGTAAGCAACAAGGATGGAGCATGGTAAAAGCTCTATTAGATGATGGTCAAAAAATTACATCTTGGCCTAAAAAGGTAAGACTAGCAAAATACAATGCATATGCAGAAGTAGAACAAGATGGTCCTCGCCATAGAGCAAAATTAATAGATGATATAACAACAAACAACATATGCTTTGTTGCTAACACAGAAGTCATAGAACAGGAATATATAGACAATGCTTTAACTAGCAGAGCAAACAATACACTACCTCCTTGGAATAAGCAGTTTCAACAAGTAGTAACACCAGCTGCTGGACTTAGTACACTTATTTTTGCATTTAAACTAGGACTAAAGAAAAACGATAAGATTGTTATATACGATGTTTCTCAGGCTGCTATAGATTATACGATGAAAATAATTGAAGAGTGGGATGGCAACGGTTATACTAAATTTGCAAAAGACATAATGAAAAATAATAAACACATACACTGGCGAGGAATGTCTCAATTACCTGACACTGAGAAGGTAATAGAAGAATTAAATCAACAAGGATTTAAACAATGGATAACAGATGAGCTTCACAGACTAGAAATTGTTAGCAAGCAAATTAATTTATTCGACGATCATAAGCATCATGAGTTAACAGTAGAATTAGATAATGACCGTATCATTTTTTTACATCTAACCAATATACATCATTATATGCCCACATCGTTTTATTACAGTTTAAAACAAAGATGGCAAATGTATAACGATTTATTAATTAGATTAAAAAAGAAATCTAAGAATAACAACATATTGTTATATTCAGCACGTGGTGATATGGATTTGTCAGACTCAATATCTTGGATAGATGATGCTAAAATAATTGAGTTTGAAGACATTCCAAAAGAGCATATTTTAAGGAAACTAAAATGGAACAAGTAGATTTAAATAATCTTAAAAAAGTAAAACAGTTTATCAATAAATGTAAACAAAAAGAACACTATCAAGATCTAAAAATACCCGGCAATGAATTTGATAATTGGCGAACTAATAAACGTGTCGAAAATGAATATGCAAACTGGATTATAAGAAAAAGTAATTGTCCTAGTTTGGCTTTAAATATACCAATACCATATAAAGAGATGGCTGCTGAAGCTGAACAATTCCTTGATAGATTTGTTAAGCATAGAGGCGGTTGGAATCCAGGATGGAGCAGTATTGCAGTACATGGACAATCAGCAGAAAGAACACAACCTTCAAATTACTATGTAGAAGAAGGAATTGATTCTGAAGATAATATAGCACCGTATACTTGGACAGAAATTGCAAAAGATTGTCCAGTTACAGTGGAATGGCTAAAAAACTCATTTCCAATTAAAGAGTTTCATAGAGTAAGATATATGTTATTAGAGCCAGGCGGTTTTATTCAGCCACACAGCGATTTTGATCAAAGACAAATGGCTGCATTTAATGTAGCACTTAGTAATCCACCGGGCGTACAATTTGCACAAGAAGATGCAGGACTTATTCCATGGGTTCCAGGCGATGTTCGTGCTATTGATATTGGAAGACAGCACAGTGTATTACATAGAGGTTCAGAAAACAGAATTCATATGATTGTACATGGCCTTTGGTCAGATGGATTTCAAAGGTGCATTTGTGAAAGTTTTGAAGAGCTTTTGATAAATATAGCCTTAAATAACAACTAAGTTAACTCTGTAAACCCCTGATTTAAACAAAATCAAATAAATACATGTATAGTAAATTTAGGCATTAGTCTATAATAGAAAAGGAGCTATAACATGGCAAATCTTACTTCACCTGGCGTACAGGTTTCAGTAACAGACGAATCAGTATACGGCCCAGCAGGAGCCGGAACTGTTCCGATGATATTCATTGCTACTGGTGAGGACAAGGCGGACCCTACCTCGACTGAAACAGATGGCATTGCAAAATACACAAAGTCTGCACAATCAAACAAACCTATTCTAGTTACTTCACAAAGAGAACTTACACAGTACTTTGGAAATATTGATTTCCATAAAGTAAGTGGTACAGTTCAACAAGGTGACGAAACTAACGAATACGGGCTTTTGGCAGCATATTCATTTTTAGGACAAGCTTCGGCGGCGTATGTAGTACGTGCTGATGTTAACCTAACAGAACTTAGACCAAGTTCATCAGCACCAACAGGTGCAGCAGCAAATAACACTTATTGGGTAAACCCAACAGGTGCAAGTTGGGGAATTTTTGAAAGCGATGGTACATCGTGGACTGAACAAACTCCAACAGTAGAAATCGTTTCAAGTGGTAACCCAACTGTAGCAGCAGGCACAGCAGGCGACTACTTAGTATTAATTACTAATGGTACATCAAACACAACTTTTACTTATTTTAAAAGTGATGGCTCTGCATGGGCAGCATTAGCAAACGCAGATACAGAATTTGCTCCACATTATTCAGCACCAAGTTCACCAACAAGTGGCGATGTTTGGATTAAAACAACAGCAAAGGGTGGATTAAAACTTGCACCAAGTTTATACACAACTGCAAGTGGTTCTTTTGTTGGACAAGCAATTACATATGCAGACGATGATGCACCAGATGGAACTACATCAGATATATTCCAAGACGGTACATCTGCAACAGTTAGAACATTACAAGATGGCGACCTTTGGTTTGACTTTAATGACGCAGCTTCAAGCATTGAAATTAAGCGTTATGATGGAACAAGCTGGACTGGCTTTGGTTCAACTGGAACATACCCAGTATCAGTAAGCACAACACAACCAACTGGTAATCCAGCAAATGGTACACTATGGCACGATTCAGATGTAAACGAATTAGCAATTTATGAAGTTGCAGTAGACAGTGGCGTACAAAAATGGAAGCGTGTATCTAATGTTTCATACGGAACAGGTGCACCAGTAGTAGGTTCAGCAGGCGACTATTGGATTGACACAGATGCAAGTGGTTACCCGGTAATTTATCGTTCAAACGGTGCTTCATGGGTAGCAAAAGATACTACAGATCAAAGCACAGACGCAGGCGTAGAATTTGGCGATATTACAGCTAACGATACAGGCGCTGGCTTATTTGAAGGAACATTATTAGCAGGTTCTCCAGACCCATTACTTTACCCAGTTGGAATGACTGGTATTAACATGTGTCGTTCAGGTAACACTGTTAAAGAATACGATAGTTCATTAGGAACTGCATGGAAATGGCGTAATAAAGCAAGCAATCAAGCAAACGGCAAAGGTTCGTTTGGTAGATTAGCTCAGCGTAGAGTTGTTACAACAGCTATGCAGGCAGCAGCAGGTGGTTCAGAACTAAGAGAAGACACAGTTCAATTCCGTTTAATTGCAGCTCCAGGTTATACAGAGTTATATGACGAAATGACAACACTAAACGCAGACAGAGATGAAACAGCATTTATTATTGTTGATGCTCCATTCCGTTTAAACCAAACTGAAGCAATTGCTTGGAAACAAGGCACAACTGCTACAGAAAATGGTGAAGATGGATTAGTAACATCAAATACTTACAGTGCGGTTTATTATCCACATGCATTAACAAGTAACCCTTCAACAGGTGATAATGTTGTTGCACCAGCATCACACATTGCATTATATACATATGCATACAGTGATAATGTTAGCTTCCAGTGGTTTGCACCAGCAGGTTTAACTCGTGGACAAGTACAAAACGCAACTAATGTTGGTTACCTAAATTCAGAAGATGAGTTTACACCATTAGCATTAACACAAGGTTCTAGAGATGCAATGTACGAGCAAAAGATGAATCCAATTGCAAAATTCCCAGCAGAGGGCGTTGTAGTATTTGGACAAAAATCAATGCACCCAAGTGCATCAGCTTTAGACAGAGTTAATGTCGCAAGACTTACAGCTTATCTAAGAGAGCGTTTTGCCGTAATAGCAAGACCATTCTTGTTTGAGCCAAATGATCCAAGTACTCGTTCAAATGCAAAATCAACATTTGATGGGTTCTTAGCAAACATTATGGCACAACGTGGTGTTTATGACTTTGCAGTTGTATGTGATGAAACAAACAATACGGCAGCAAGAATTGATGCAAATGAATTTTATGTTGATGTAGCAATTGAGCCTACAAAATCAGCAGAATTTATTTACATTCCAATTAGAATCGTAAATACTGGCGAACTTTAAGTTAAAAGTTTAATTTAATTAAAAATAAGGGCTACTATAGAAATATAGTAGCCTTTAATGTGACAAATTTTAAATATTGTAATTTTTCAGCAATGATTTGATAAATACAATATAACAGAAATACTACAGTATTAGTATATAGGAGAAAACAAATGGCTGTAATTACAAATTTTGGTGTACCAACTGGCTCAGTCGCTGGTACAACATTGATGCCTAAACTACAATATAGATTTAGAGTATCATTTAACAACATGGGAGACGGATCTCTAAAAGATGAAACAACACAAAACATCATTAGTGCTTCACGCCCAAACTTAACACACGAAGAAGTTATAGTTGATTCATATAACTCAAAAATGTATCTAGCAGGTAAGCATACATGGGAACCAGTAACAATTGTATTGCGTGATGATATGAATTCACATGTCATTAAGGCATTAGGTTCACAGTTAAACAAACAAGTTGATCATGCAGATCAAACAAGTGCTATCTCGGGTAGTGCATATAAGTTTGAAACTGTCATTGAAACACTAGACGGTGCAAACGGTAGTGCATCTGCACCTACACCTTTTGATACATGGACTTTACAAGGTTGCTTTATTAGTAATATTCAATATGGTGATTTAAATTATGCAGATTCGAATATGGTGCAAGTTACATTAACAGTACGATATGACCATGCTACACATGTAGGACCAGATGGCGGTGATATGTTATCAGCTGGAACAGCTGGAACTTCAGGCGTAGGCGCAACTGGTACTGGCGGAACAGCAGAATAATTTTAACTTAGGTTAGGAGAGGTTAACAATGGCACTGGGCAATGACGCACATTTGTTGTATGGACAAACATTACCGCACAACAAAGATACTAAAATATTAGCCGTACCAAGAAATAAATATAATTTCAGTGTAAGGCTAAACACAATTGCTGGTGTAATCAATTTACCTCGAATAGCTAATGTACAAATGCCATCGTTTGTGTACAGAACACAAACATTAAATAATTATAATAATAAAAGCGTAGTTCAAACAGGAATAGATTACACTCCTATAACACTTACAGCATATGATACTAAAGATGCTAAATTTGAACAGTTTCTAAAGGACTACGCCGAACATTATTTTTCAGGACCAATGAACGAAGATAGTTATGCTACATGGCTTAGTTCTCCCAAGGGTTTTGATTTAAAAACAACTAATCATTATATTACATCTATGTTTATTACCAGACTTGATACAAATGAACAAGAAAATGTAATTGAAATATTTCACCCATTTATACAAAATGCAGACGCTGATACATTAGATTATTCTGATAGTAGTCCTACTACATTTAGAGTAACTTTTGCTTATGAAGGTTATAGTATTAAGACTCCTAATGGGAGTGAATAATGCCAAAATTCCAAAACGGAAAATTCATACCTTCTAACCCAGATAAATACTTAGGTAAAAGAACACCACATTACAGAAGTGGATGGGAGTTAGCAGTATTTCGCATGTGCGATAATCACCCAGCTATATTAGGTTGGGGAAGTGAAACACACAGAATCCCATACAAAAATCCACTTACTGGAAAGAAAAGCACATATGTTCCTGACTTGTTATTAGTATACAAAGACAGGAAAGGACAAAACCATGCTGAAATGGTAGAGATTAAGCCTGCTAGTCAGACTTTAGCCGAAGCAAGAACACAGGCACAAAAGGCAGCAGCAGTAGTTAATCAAGCCAAATGGTCTGCCGCACATGCATGGTGCAAACAACAAGGAATGGCGTTTAGGGTTATAACTGAACATCAGATATTTAACAAACCTCAAAACTCTAAAAAGAAAAGAAAATGACAAAAAAATTAGAAGAAGAATTAAATTTACCAGATTTAGATCAATTACTTCCTGAAAATGATATACAGGAACAACCTACTACTGAAGAACTTAAAACAGAAATAGCAAATATAGAAGGCGAAATGAGTATGGTAGAACGTGCCAACATTGCTTTGCCTACTGTTGAGGGTTTAGAACAGTTAGATAGAGAAATGGACGAATATGCAAAGAAGGCCATGGAAACATTTGAAGATTTAGTAGATCTTGGTAAAAATGTAGAAGATAGACATGCAGCTCCTATATTTGATAGTGCAAGCAAAATGATATCAGCAGCTCTACAGGCAAAACAAGCCAAAATGGACAAGAAAATGAAAATGATTGAGTTACAAATGCGTCAAGCTAGACTTGAAAAAGATAGCGAGAAAATTGATGCATATGTAGCCGGCAAAAAGCACGAATTGGGTGATGAAGAAGAAACCGAAGGGCGTATAGTAGGAGATAGAACTGCTATGCTTGCCGAAATTATGAAAAACTTGCCCGAAAAAGATAAATAGTATTAATAGGAGATAACCGCAATGAACAAACTATTTTCAACATACTTAAACGAATCAAAAAAATCGTGGAAGTTTAGTATTAAAACAATACATGATTTAACTGATGAACAGTGTGATCGCATAGAGAAGCACCTCGGAAAATACGACTCTAAAGGACTCGGTGCTGCAAAGAAAACAATCTTACAAAGTGCACCACGTGATTTTCCAAATCACAAAGGATATGAAGTCTTTACACATGAATTCGAAACTAACATTATTGCCAGCGGTTGGCAAGTACAAAATGATATTCGTAACATGCTTGGACTAACAGACGGTGTACTTAAAGTTATAGGCGAACATGAACCAGATGATTTAATCCCTCCTATGGGTGAGCGTGTTGAAAGTCTTTTAGCAGATAAAGATTACAAAGATGCAGAAAAAGTAAATGCATCAGATCATTACGGCGACGAGTATAACTCCAATTTCATTAAAGAATTAATGAAAGTAAAAAAAGAAAAGGAAAAAGGCGATGAGTGAATTAGACAGAATACTAAAACTTGCTAGCCACGGCACAGCAAATGCTCACAGCCAGGCTCCAGCAGAAAGAGAATTAAAAGAAGCACCAGGTAGAGAATTAAAACCACATGCCAAATTGGCACTAGAAGATTGGTGTAAAAGATGGTCCAAGTATAAAGGAATGAATGGCGATCCATTACCACTGGGAATGGTACTAGCTAAAGTAGATGCAGGTATTACAACAGACGGAATTGAAGCAGGCGAAGCCGATAAAGCAATGGAAATTATATATCCAGGCAAAGGCGCTGAAATGAAAGGCGACATGAACGACGGTGATGCTCACGCACATGATGTTGATTGGGGTGATTATGAAATTCAAAAGCACTTGCCATTAACAAATAAAATGCAAGATGAATTTATAGCTATTATGGGCAACGATGACGAATCAACAATGCAAGGTGTTTATGATATTGTTAAATCAGCATGTATGGAACCTACACAAGAAGCAGTTGGTGAATTTGCAGATCCAATTTTAGATTTATGTGATGATTTAGGATGTGATTCAGATCATCCAGTACTTGACGAATTAATTCGTTATTTAGATGGCGATACAATTAAAGATTTCGTAGCAGACTTTCGTAGACACAACGACATGAATCACCCAGGTGAAGATGGCGACTATGGTGATGACGATGAAAACTT